TGATTTGCACTTTCTGGCACAAAAGCTGTTGAATCTAATGTTAAACTATAACTTGCAGTTGCCGATGCTGTGAGTGCATCGAGCATATTATACGCACCAGTCTGGGGTTCTTTACCTATAAATCCCATTATGGTTTACTCCAAACTGAATGAGTTAAATTATTATTTTCATCTACAGCTAATAATTCATCATATTTACTTTCGTTATAGTCTGCTGGAATATCTCGTAGCTTTTGTCTATATTCAGTTTGTGCATCTGTCATATTACCTCGTAATACCCACCAATCAGTTTCTCTTAATTTTGTTTCTCTATGTTCTTTTATCCAACGAAGTTTTGCTTCTGCATTATTAAACTTTGCATTTTTAGCATCTTGAACAGCTTGTTCTTCGTCTGTGTATTCTACAAAACTTTGAGTACTATTTTTTACATTAACTACAAATACTCCATTATTACTCATGTTGTTGTTTTCACTCCGTATATACCCATGTTCACAAAATCATAATTATTATTCACTTCTAATTGAAAGCCACCACCAGATAAATCGGTTGTTTGTTTGTAAGTACCCCAACCCATAATTCTTGAAACAGATTCAGAAGCACCTTGATATTTAAAATAACCCATATCCCATTGAAAAGCACTATAAGTTGTTGACGAATAAGCATCTGGGTGTAAATCCATATTTAAAGTGACTTTTCTATAATAAGAACCACCAGCTAAATCCCTTCCAATATCAAGTCCTGTGGCATCATATTGACCCCAATCACTTCTATCATTAGCTCCACTATTATATCGCCAACCTTGTGCAACACCAAAATAAGAAGCCACTGTTTGTTCAGAATTAGATGAATCAAGCCATCTAAATTCTTGATCATGAGAACCTGTGCTACCAAGAGAAAAAGAACCTATTACTTTGTAGTAATCATAATCAGAAGAAAAGACTTGTTGAAATTGTATTTTATTTGCTGTACCTAAATCTTGGTCAATCATTGATAATAAAGTTAAAGAGCCACCTCCACCTAAATATTGTTTCTCTACATATTTAAGATTGCCACTATCACTTGCGTCTGAAACTAAAAATTTATCAGTATCAGCTAGTGAAGTAATAGCTGTTTGACCTGTGATTGATGTAATATCTAAATGTTCGTCTGAAATACTATCGTCTGAAATTTTTGCCGAATTGACTGAGTCTGCACCTAATTTAGCATTAGATATAATTCCGTCTGTAATATCGCTTGCTGTTAAAGGTGCTGATGTAGGAGTCTTGCCAATATAAGCCATTTAAACCTTTATGTTATCTCTAATATACTTAATGTTGCATCTATCTTTGCAGAAACTGAACAATCTATTTTCATTATATCAGTTGTTTGCATTACATATTTTCCGCCTGATAAAACCTCTAATGAACTTCCTGCAGGAATGCTTACATCTTTGATTAATAAAACTGTTTCATTTGTTTCTGTGTCGCTTGTATCTGAAACTAATTGTACATCAGCAGTCACGGAAGTTGTATGAATATTGCAAAGTGTTAATCCAATAACAACCGTAGTAGTAGCTGAAGGTACTGTATAAAGTGTTAAAGGAGTTCCTGCACTTGCCGGCATAGCTCCATTTGTTTTTACTTTGAAAGTATTAGCCATTTAAACTCCTATCCTAAAGCAATTGCAAGCGGTAAAGCATTTGGATCAGTCTCGGAAATAGTTCCTGTAACCGACATCGTGCTAGTCAAAGCATTACTTGAAATATTTAATTGTAAAATTTCAACATTATCTGTTCCGTCATTCATTTTTAATTTTAAAACTCCACTTGTAGCAGTATCAACCCAAAGAGTTCCAGCAGTTGCTGATCCAGGAGCAGAACTTCCACTATGAGAAGAATTTAATGCCGATAAAATATTATTTAATTCTGTTCTAAATGCAGAAAATCCTTGGTTTGCTAAACTTACATCACTTACTTGTGCCATATCTAATCTATATCCTTTTCTGTTTAACTTTGCAACCCATAACCTTTAGCAATATAATCAAAAGTTCTATCTACTGCTGATCCGCTTGAATTTACAAATGCTATAGTAAAACCATTAACAGTTTTTGAAGAAATTGTAAATGTGTCGCCTGTAGCTAGATTTTGTGCTGCTATACCAATTGCAGGAACTGCATAAAACGGATTTGTATAAGTTATCGTTCTCGTTCCAGAAGATGTTGTTAAATCATTTTGTGCAAATGTTCTTTCTTCCATATTTAATTTTATACTCATAGTTTTTACATTACTAGATGTTTGATCATCATCATTAGTAAGTTTTAATCTAAATTTTGCAAACTTAAATTTAAAAGTTGCAGATTGAGTAATATCAACAAAACTTGTGCAATCAGCTAATGCTGTAGTTGAGGTTGCTATTTGTACTCTATGGAATGCGTGAATTTGTTCAGTACCGTCAAAAGGTGCTTTTGCTGAATCAAAAAATAATGCCCCTCGTCCACTATCAAATAAATCATATGGATTTTCTGCGTCTAATGTAATTGTCGGTTCAATATTTCCGTCATAGATTTGAGCTAATGATAAACTGTTAGTAAAATTGTAAAAACCTTTTGCATCTCTGTTTGAATTATTGAAATTAGGATTTGAAGTTGTATCAGTTCCTCCTAATTCAAAATCGCCACTAGGACTATCAAAGTTTCCAACAGTATCATCAAAATTCGTAACAGTATCTAAAGTTAATACTGTATCGCCTGAAGCATCTATTTTTACTGCTAAAGGTAAACTTGCGTCCATACTATCAGCAGCTGTAAATATATCTGGAGTTTCTGTAAATGTTGATATTGTTTGATAAGCTTGAATATCAGAAATATTTGTTGTGACTATTGTAGCTTCAGCAGAAGTATTTCCGTTCTTATCTACTGCTTTTATAAGATACGATCCGGTGCGTGCAGGAACAACAGCATTATCACATTTTCTTCTTGGACATCTTACTAAATTCGTTGAATTAAGCCATTTAGCGCCTGTTGTTACATTTTGATATCTTATTTCATAAAAAGAAATATCTAAATCGCTATTCTTACTTGGTGGAGTCCAAGTTAATTTCATATGATTTTGACCGTGCATTTCAACAGCAAAATCTTCTACATTACTTGGAGCTTCAACTCCTCCAACTATTGTTCTCGTAGTAGATACAAATGTAGATTTAGAACCAATAGTATTTACAGCTCTAACTCTTACTTGATATTCAGCTCCGTCAATAACATTCAAGTGTTGATATTCTAATATTTTACCGACTGCTATTTCTCTAAATGAATCTGATACAGTTGCACCGTTTTGATCTTTTGTTTGTTTTATTTGTACTTCATAATTATCAACAAATTTATCTGGGGAAACTCCAATAGTAATTAATAATCTTGTTATGACAATTCCGTCTGCATATTCAATTAATTCATCATCTAAACTTACACTTGCGGGAGGACTTACTGAAAATGGATTTGGAAGTGTAGTATCTGGAATAGTAGCTACTTCTTGTTGTGTTCCAAAAGTATAGTACGAATCTTGATGTTCAGAACATTGTAAACTTACAGTATGATCAGAATTCAAAGTCATTCCTTGTACTCTAAATGCTTTAGCAGAAAATCCAGGAGTAGCATGTGTAATATTTACAATATCACCAATAGATAAATCTAAAGCTGTTGCATCTGCTTTTAATGTTACATCAAGACTTGATCTCGATCTTCTTAATATTATTTCAGCCATTTCTTGTGCTTGATATGGATTAGTAAACATTGAAAAATCAAATCTGCCTTCTAATAATAAACCTCCGTCTGCAGTTTTCATTGTTGCATGCTGATCAGCACTAGCTATTCCTGTTTCATCAACGGGCGGAAATTGAGCTGTATCTGATTGATAATTTTTATCTGGATTAATAAAATTGACAATTACTCTATTGAATCGTGAATTTTTATTTTTACTAGACACAGATATTCCAGCCAAAATATTATCTTCTGTAAGAGTGATAGATGCAGAACCTGATGTTTCTACTAGGATTTTATATTTCCCTGCACTAAAATTTAGGAAAGCTCTACTGCCCTTTATAAATTCTTGAACATTATCAATTGCTTTTTTTGATGTATCAACAACCATGTGGCTGTCCATTAAATCAATAGCACTAGCACCAGAAAATGGAGTTATATCAGTATCGCAAACATCACCAGCAGTTTGCCAATCTGCAAAATTAGAATCGAAATAACTATTAGGAATACCCATTCCAAATCTAGTATCTCTTAAATAATCTAAAAGTTGATAAACAGGATTATCAGAATATTCCCAAGTGCTTGATGTATCTGCTCTATGTGATCCACTTCCCCCTGTGACTGTACTATCAAGATTTGGATTGTAAACTTTCTTTCCTTGAACAATTGCATTGACAGTAGGTAAAGAACCAAATTTATCTGTATTCCATTGAAATTTGATTGCAAGATATGCTAATCCTCTTAATCTATGATTAGAAGTCCAGGAACTTAAAGTACTCAATAAACTAGAAGCATTTTGACTATCAGTACCGAAATGAGGCTCACAAGTAATAAGACTTTGTGAATTTGTAGAATCAAAAAAATTTGAATCACTGCTTGCTACTGTGATTTGTGTATTATCTGCAATATCACCAGACCAACTTACTTGATTGTCATTAATAAATATTGAACTAATATCATTTATTTCACCTTCACTAAGAACAATAGCCATATATAAAAATTCATTATCTGTTCCAGAAGTCTCTAAAAATACAACATTTCCTCCAACTTTTCTTGTCCCATAAACAACAGGGATATGAGCATTCGAACTAAATTTATTTACTAATACACCTTTAGCAGTTTGATCAGCTTGCATATCGCCAAAGTCTGGGATATCTGGCATTGGTACAAGCCAACCGACAAAATCTTCAATAATATCAACAAAGACATCAACAATATCGGTAACAAAATCAACTATATCTTCAAAAGGATTCCAACCGCCCATTTATAATAACCTCCAATTAGAGCCCATATTTTCAAATCCTAATTTATAAAATACAGGATCAATTCCTAAACCAGAAGTTATAGATAAAACGATTGGCATATCTTCTGAAACATTTTTTACTGAATCTATGATTTGTTTTACTAACTTGAAACTTCTATGAGCTTGTTTGATATAGATCATTTGTATTATCATAATCTTTGTTTTACTAAACCAATATTCTGATTTATTGAACATGCAAGTTCCAACTAATTCGTTTGTATCTAAATTTTTTACACAAATGATTTTTCCTTTTTGTTGAATACTATTTATGAAAAATAATAATTTATCTTTATCTATTTCTGGATAATCGCAATCAGCTAAATCTATTTCTTTATACTCAACCAATAAATTATATAAATCTGTGACATCTTTTTTTTCCCCTTGATATAAATGAAAACTAGTCAAACTCTTCCCCACTTTATATCACGAACTGTTAAAGCTGCAAATTCCATTCCTTTATCACTGCTAAAAAATCTTTTTTGCGAATTGTCAGTTGTTGTTCTTCCTGCAGTTTTACTAAAATTACCCCAATGAGAAGTTATACTTAATATTAAATTTGCAGTAGTTGTATTATCACTAATTTTGTATTCATCTATTGTTCCATAAAATAATAAAAAAGGATCAGATATAAGAGCATTATTAGAATCTAAATATCCTCGATAAACAAAAACATTATCATTGATAATATTTTCATTTAGAGCAACAGATATATATGTTTGATCAACTCCAGATAAACTTATAGATAGAGTATTTTTTGTAGGTCTATTTGTTTCGTTGACTCCTGTAATACTTCTTAAATGTCCATTTGAAACATAAGTTCTTGATGTACCAGATATGCTTG